GATGGCTCGAAAGCAAAATTCAAGGTCGTCAAGGCGACAACCGCAGCGGCCAAGCCGTGGGACGGCGGAACCGCAGGAACAGACTCGTGGCGAGAGAGCCATAGACTGGATCGAGACGATGTGCTTCGTTCCGGAAGGCCACCTGATCGGCCATCCAGTGAAGCTCGCGTCGTGGCAGAAGGACGAGATCCGCAGGATCTACGACAACTCGTCTGGGACGAGACGGGCGATCCTGTCGTTCGGGCGGAAGAATGGGAAGACGAGCCTGGCGGCGTTTCTTCTCCTCCTCCACCTCTGCGGTCCTGAGTACCGCCTCAACGGTCAGCTCTACTCGGCGGCGCAGAGTCGCGAGCAGGCGGGGCTGATCTACAGCCTGGCGGCCAAGATCGTGCGAATGAGCCCCGCCCTTCATGCCGTGGTAGTGGTGAAGGACGGCACCAAGGAGCTGTTCTGCCCGGAGCTGGGGACCAGGTACCGCGCCTTGTCGGCGGAGGCTTCCACGGCTTTCGGCTTGAGCCCCTGCTTCATCGTTCACGACGAGCTAGGGCAGGTTCGTGGGCCACGGTCTACTCTCTACGAGGCACTGGAGACGGCGACCGGAGCCCAGCAGGAGCCGTTGAGCATCGTCATCTCGACGCAGGCTCCGACCGAGGGAGACCTTCTCAGCATCCTCATCGACGACGCGTTGACCGGGGAAGACCCGCGGGTGATATGCAGCCTCTACACCGCTCCGATGGAGCTCGACGCGTTCGCAGATGACACGATCCTGATGGCCAACCCGGCGATAGGCGACTTTCTCAACCCCGTCGAGGTCAGGGCGATGGCGGAGGACGCCAGGCGGATGCCCTCGAGGGAAGCTGAGTACCGCAACCTGATCCTTAACCAGCGGATCGAGGCGGTGAATCACTTCATCGCCCCGACCGACTGGAAGGAGTGCGGGACGCCGGTGGACGATCTCCGCGGCCGCGAGGTGTACTGTGGACTGGATCTCTCTGAGGTGGCGGATCTCACCGCCCTGGTGGTGATCTCCAAGGTGGGCAGCGTCTGGCACGTGCAGCCTACGTTCTGGCTTCCCGGCAAAGGGCTAAAGGAGCGGGCCAAGGCGGACCGAGTCCCGTACGACATGTGGGCGGACAAGGGGTACCTCCTCGCCACGCCTTCGGCCTCGGTGAGCTACGACTACGTGGCGCGGTACCTCAAGGAAAACTTGTTCGATAAGCACGTCGTGCGGAAGATCGCCTTCGACAGATGGAACATGCGTCACCTCAAGCCTTGGCTGATTCAGGCGGGATTCACCGAGAAGCAGATCGAGGAGCGGTGGGTCGAGTTCGGCCAAGGGACGGCCAGCATGAGTCCCGCCCTCAGGGAGCTGGAGAGTCTCATCCTCGAACGGCAGATCGCCCACGCTAACCACCCGGTGCTGGCGATGTGCTGCGGCAACTCGGTGATAGAGGGCAACGACTCGTCGAACCGCAAGCTGAGCAAGAAGCGCAGCACCGGACGAATAGACGGGATGGTCGCTTTGGCCATGGCGGTCGGAGTCGCGCCGCTGCGGCAGGCCGTGATCGACGTCGCGGCTCTGATCGGGTGACACATGGTCGCGCCGTTTCGCGCTGCCTTCGGCGACAGCCCCGTGGTCGCGTTGCCGGCGGCGGCGACGGTCGTAATCGCGCCAGGAGATACCTGGGACGTAACTAACCCTGACTACGACCCGTCAGACGTAGGTATTCTCGGGAGCGGGACCGGGTCCAACGCGGTCGACACCAACAGGGTGGCGATCACCGGCTCGGGCACGATCGGCAGCTTCGGTCAGGCGAATGGCGGTCAGCCCGACGACAAGGGCAACATCGTCGTCATCACGAAGCGGGTCGACTTTAGGCCCGACGCCGGCAAGACGATCATCCTGCATCATAACGCGCCGGGGCTTGTGTTGCTTGGCGCGGCCGACAGAACGATCGGCGCTGTTGCGCACGGCGAATACCAATCAGACACGTCAGGGAACTGGACCGAGACGCGGTTCACCCAGAGCACCCAGGCGCCGACCACCCACGGCGGTCAGCTGATAGCCACGACGTACCTGCCGGGTACGTCGACGATCACCATCCCGCCTCTTGCCACCCGGGCCTGGGTGCGGATGTGGGGCGGCAGCGGTGCGTCTGGCGCTGGCGGTGTCGGGCAACTTATTGCTGGTTATCCAAACGGGTCGCCGGGAACCGGCTCCGGCGGCTATCTGGAAAAGTTTCTGACCGGGCTCACGCCGGGCAACACGCTCACCTACACGCGCGGCAACGGCGGCGCGGCGACTACCGGCACCGGCGGCAATGGCTCGGCCTCGACTCTGGCGAGCGGCACCCAGACGATCGCTACGTTGACGGCGAACGGGAGCAACGGAACTCCAGCGAGCGGCGGTGGTCTGCAAAGTAGTACAGGTGGGACGGCAACGGGCGGTGACGTGAACCAAACGGGCCAGATGGGTGGTCTGTGCGTGCCGATATATCAATTCAATGCGCAGTCTAATTCGCTCGACACCATTGGACAATATCCGAGTGCAGGTGGACGAATTGGGCTGGCGAGCGGCGTTGACGGTGTAATTACTAGTCCTGGCAATCCCGGCAACCCTGGGGGCCTGATCATCTTCTGGTACAACGATTTTGTCGCATGAGCGACATGAGGAGATAGAGATGCAGATGAGTCGCGAGGAGAGAACCTCGCTTCAGCCGCAGGCGTTTCGGCGCGACGAGATCGTCGCCGGCAACAAGTTTCTGCGGCTCATCGCGGCGCAGGTGAAGGCTCAGCGCAGCGGCAGATCATTGGAACGAGTGATCGCAGACTGCTGGCCCAACGACAAGATCCTCGACATGGTGGTCCGCGCCGCGTCTGCACCGGCCATGATAGGCGTCCCAGGGTGGGCTGCGGAGGTGGCGCACAAGGTGGTAATTGACGCGTTGGCGGCATTGGCGCCAGCTTCTGCAGCGGCTGAGATCATGCAGCGTGGACTGGTGTTGAACTTCGATGGCGCTGGCGCAATTTCTGCACCAGGCTTCGTGGCTGGCGCTGGCAATGCATCATTCGTCGCGGAGGGCCAGCCGATCCCAGTGCGACAATTGGCGTCTAATGCCGCTACACTCAATCCGCACAAGCTGGCATCTATTTCAGTGTTGACGCGAGAATTGATCGAATCGTCCAACGCGGAAGCTGCAGTCAGTGATGCATTGGTAAGATCGTCTGCCGCTGCGTTGGACGCAGTATTTTTTGACGCCAATCCAGAAACCGCAGCGCGGCCCGCTGGCATGCGCAATGGGGTGGCAGGGCTGACGGCATCCGTCGCAACTGATTTGTGGCAGGCGGCGTTTCAGGATGTGGCGACGCTGATAAACGCCATTGCACCGGTAGCTGGCAAAGGGCCATATATTTTTGTTGGTTCGCCTGGACGCATTACTGCGATGCAGTTCCGTTTCAACATAGATGCAGACGCTCAACCGGTACCTATATTTTATTCTTCTACGGCAATGGGCGATGATCTGGCGGTGATGACACCCGTCGCATTGGTCGCGGCATTGTCACCCACGCCAGACATTGAGACCGTGACAGCGGGCACATTAGTGATGGACACTGTTCCCGGTCCAGCTGGCACCATGGGTACAGAAAAATCTATGTTTCAATCTGACTCCATAGCCATCAAGGTGCGTTGGCCACTGGCTTGGGCATTGCGCGACGTGCGAGGCTTTGCATGGTTGACGCCAGCTTGGAAACCAGGATGAGATATGCGAGCCAAGATAGAGTCATACGTCGACGATCTGCTGCAGCTCGACCCGATCATCTTCACGGAGAAGACGGAGTATGGGTGGCGGGGGCTGACGCGTGAAGGGGATATTCTCGAGGTGAGGGGCGAGAACGGTAGAGCTATCGACATTCCCGAAAACATCATGGTTCATCGTAGCGGCACCCCGATCGGTCGCAGGGACGTGCGTCAGGACATCACCGTCGATCTCGACGCGTATCTTGGGTCCTTCAACGCAGCGGTGGAGCACTACCGGTCGAACCGCCTCGAGGAAGCACTGACAGCGGCCGACGCGACCTTGGCCTTGGCCTATACGAAGCGAGCGAGATTCAATCGCGCCTTTATCATGCTCGCCAGCGGGAGGTGGCGTGACGGCCTCGATGAGTACTGGGAGTGCGAGCAGGAGCTGCCGTTCATGCGCCCTCAGGTTCACGCCGCCCTCAACGCTGGCTTCGAGCCGTGGCGCGGAGAGAGCCTCAAGGGTCGTCGTCTCCTGGTGATCCACGCCCATGGCCACGGCGACACGATCATGTGCCTCAGGTACGTGACGCAGCTCGAGGCCATGGGCACCGAGGTCACCCTGTGGGTGCCGCCGGAGATGCGCCCCCTGGCAGATCAGTTCGCGCCGACGGTGACGAAGTTGGAGGACGCAGGCAATTGCGAGATGTTCATCCCGATACTTCACCTCCTGAGGATGCTGCGGGTGGACCCGAGGCGCGTCGACTCGAGCCCTTATATCAGCGTCGATCGACCGCATCAGAGATCTGGCCCCCGCAAGGTCGGGGTGGCCTGGAGCGTCGGCAAAACGAGCAAGGACGATTACCCGCGAGAGATCCCTCTCGAGGATCTGGTGAGCTATTTTGCTGGATTTGAGATCCACAGCGTTCAGATCCAGGACGTCGAGGAGGCGGAGCGGCTCGGGGTGAAGACCCACGCTTTCGCCACCTTTCGCGAGTGCGCCGAGCTGATGATGGAGATGGACACGATCGTCAGCGTAGATACCGCGGCACTTCACCTTGCCGGCGCGATCGGCCACCCTCGTGTTTATGGTCTCCTGTCGCACTGGTCGAGCTGGAGATGGATCGCGCCATGGTACAAGAACGTCGTGTTGTGTCATCAGCAATCCCCAGGCGACTGGGACAGCGCCTTGGCGCAGGTCGGATGCTCGAGAGAGTTCCCCAAGCTAGCCTCGGCGTGAGGAGCGTCAACGGTCCGTTCAGCTACTATCTGAACTGGAACGAGACGGCCATCCTGATCGCTCT